CCTTAAACGTTGCTAAAAGCTCGCCTTGCGAGTTCTTTTAGGTGCCCCCTTTTTGGGCGGGAGCACTACAGAGGAGAGAACCATCCGATCTTGCATTTCTTGCATTTCGGATTCGCTCACACGCGTAATGCGACTTTGAGAGAGAGTGGACGCTATCTTCTTTACTCGGGCGAAAGCCCTGAAGATGTCTACTTCTTTTATCCCAAAATATCGCATTCCGCGGCTTATGCCAATTATAGACAAGTCAGACCTCAACATATTTAAGTTGAGACGTATCTGCTCGTCAGTTAATTTCATAAGTCTTACTACTCCGCTGTTGTCTGAGAAATCTCGTACATCAGCCCAGTGTGTCCCTTTTGGAATCGGGACATTCACTAGTTCTACCGGTTTTGGTACCAATTGGTACTTGGTAGGGAGTAGTCCTCTAACCTGTTTCGCTACATGCGATTCTAATGAGTTCTTAGAAATAGGAACGCGTTCGACGGCGGTTACCGAGCCCGTTGCAACTGCTCTTAAATAGGCAGATATTGCAGGGTTGAAGGTCCGTCCGCGCGAGGGAAGAGGAATTCCAAAGCCACCAAAGACTGGGGCTATGGAAACTAAATCTCCATATCGATGTGCACATTCTTTAATTATTGGAACGTGCAACAACTGTCTTCTTATGGCCTTAAGGCCAAAAGTGACGATATATGGGAGAATCACAGAGGCGTCAAAAGGTCCCGCCTTGGGATCTGTGATGTCAACAGTTAGTGCCTTTAAAGGTAGCACTGATCTGTCAATAGACAGGTGTACTGTTATCTTTCCAAAGGAGTAATGACCATAATTGGTCGGTACTCGTTGGCTAGTACGGGTAATTTGTTTGATACGGAAATACCGTTCACAATAAATACCCTGACTAGTGGAACAAAAGGTTTTTGCTTTTTGGAGTTCCATGCCAGTCAACCTGGTGAGGGCTCGTGCGTAATAATTCACCTGCTGACCCGTCCAAAGGGCGATGATATCATCACCTTTAATTCGGAAGGATCTTCTCGGGAGCCCTGCCGCTATTATAGCGCCAGCGTGTATTAACGAGAGTGCAGGCCAGGAGCCACCTAGGCCGAGGCAAGTGCCTCGCTTAACTTGGTGGCGCCTTCCATTTGAGTCTTCCAATTTTGAGGAAGTAACTGAATGGAAGGGGATCTTATGATGTTTGCAAAATCTTCTTAGAAGAACGTGATCTATTAGATCAGTTGCAGCTCTCAGATCTCCTGAAAATATATAGTACTGTCCCGGGTCCAACTCGGGAAACGCAGGATTAGTCGTAGAAATACGAAGGTCCTGCATCAACGAGGGAGGTACTGCTATGCTCCCAGAGATGACTAAATCAATCTCTGTAGGGTCGTTCTTAAGGGATGCCTTAGCTTCTTGTGGGAATATTCCCCTGAGCTCAGCTCCCACCCTATCCGCAATAACTGCATCACCTAGTGTATGCTTAGTGCCTGGTCTATACTTATAGCCACGCTCGCGGAGGATAAATACTTTTGCCACCCCACTATCTTCTCCTTTCCCTTGGTACCAAGTACCTTCGGGAACAGGGAGGCGCCGAGCTGCTTTGTCAACTTCGGCAGTGGAGGTATAATTAGGAAAAGTAGGTCTGAAAGATTGGTCGTTTTGACTTAATTGGGGCTTGCACCCAACAATATCAGATCTAATATCCACATTGGTGGTCTTGTCGCAAGTAAGGGCATAATATTGTCCTGCGCGACCACCCCCTTTAGGCTCACATGCCTTTCTTTCATAAGATAAGGTAGATGCCGGGTTTGCAAGCGAATTCGCTGCTTCTCGAGTCATCGAAACTGGAAGATTGACCGACGACCCACAAGGGGTCATACGGGTAACCCATCGTGTTAAAACACATTGTGATGGTTTACACCGCCGATCAAGAAACTCTAACTCCGACTTACGCGAACCAATTTTGGACGCAACGGGTAGAGCCCTTCCAGCCATAGATATCTGTGCGAGTGCATGTTTCGACGTGCATAGCCATTTTCTAAGAGCCTTAGGGAACAATAAGGATACTTGAGCGGTTAACTCGTGACGCTGTTTATTTCCGCCCAGCAATGGGTGTTCTAAACTCAATTTACGAGCTAAAACTAGTGTATCCTTCAAGTGCTTTATGGGAGATTTCAGCCAAAATGCTGATGGTTCCACCCCATAAAGTTGTTTTCTCTTCCGACTGGCAAGCGCCAGAAGAGGAGCAAATCTCACCCACAATTGACGGCGTGCTTGCACGTCTGATATTTGTGGTAAGTGTTGACTACCGCCCTTCATTGAAGAAGCAGTAGATTGACAATAGGTCGACCGGTCACCCTTCGGGGTCTGACGCGGAAGATCTGCTAGTCTTGAGAGACTAGCCCATGTAGGCTTAACGCCTTCCTGACCCTTTGCTCGTTGAGTGGAGGAAGATGGAACTACGTTTGTGCC